AAAAGAAGGAACTCCCCAGGATATTGTAAAGTTAAACAATGAGTATATAAAATTATACGTTCGCTAAAGCACTTACTTATGTAGGTGCTTTTTTAATACAAACATTTAAAAACATCGGTTAACCCCGGTGTTTTTTTATGCATAAATTTGGCAACTCGTGCCATAAAACGAGGTCTACTCGAAGGAGGTAAATATGGGAACTGACAACCAAAACAGCCAGGATGGAGCGCAGAACGCAGAAAAAACTTTCACACAGGCAGAGCTTGACGCAATCGTCAAGGATCGTCTTAAGCGGGCAAGTGAAAAGTATTCCGATTACGATGCTTTGAAGGAAAAGGCTACAAAGTTTGACGAGCTCGAGGCGGCGAATAAGACCGAACTCGAAAAAGCAAACGAGAAGCTGAAATCCGTAACAGCGGAGTTGGATGCTTTGAAGAAAGCCCAGGAGTTAAGCGATATGCGTATCCAAATTGCAAACGAAAACCATGTGCCTATGGAGTTTCTTACAGGCACCACAAAGGAAGAGCTCGACTTGCAGGCAAATAAAATCAAGGAGATGATGTCTGCAACCGGTATTCCTATGTCTGTAAGCGACGGCGGAGAAGTGGTAACTCTCGGCGGAAAGATTGACAACCGTACTTCATTCGCTAACTGGGCACAGCAGATTTTATAAGGAGAAAAAAATTATGGCAGGAACCGCAACAAACAGAACCAACATTGATCTTCCCATCGACAACGCCAGGGAGATCATTCAGAAAGCAAAAGAAACTTCAGCTATCATGTCACTCGCAAGAGAGATCAAGCTTCCCGGAAGAGGACTTGCAATCCCTGTGATTACGGATGATCCCGAAGCAGAATGGGTAGGCGAGACAGGAAAGAAGCCTGTTTCAAATCCCGGTCTTAGTACCAAGATCATGAGAGCATATAAGATCGCTGTTATCGTTCCTTTCTCGGACGAGTTCAGACGCGACCTTAAGTCACTCTACGATGCACTTGTGGACAGACTCCCGAGCGCATTTGCTACAAAGATCGACGCTACCGTATTCGGTAAGGGTGACAAGCCCGGCGATGATTTTGACAACTTTGCATCCGTTACTGCACAGAGCCTTGCATCTGATGTATACCAGGGTCTTGTAGCTGCAGATACCGATGTATCACTTCATGGTGGTATCATCAACGGATACGCTATCAGCCCTCAGATGAGAGGAATCCTTCTCGGTGCTACCGATCAGAACAAGAGACCCCTCTTTGTAAACAACACAGCAGAAGGTGCTATCCCTGTTATTCTTGGTGCACCTACCAAGATCAGCAAGGGCGCATTCAAGAGCGGAAGTCCTTCCGTTGTAGGTATCGCCGGCGACTGGTCAAAGGCTATGTATGGAACCGTTGAAGGACTCAAGATCAGCATTTCCGACCAGGCTACTCTCGATGTTGGTGGCGGTCAGACCATCAACCTGTGGCAGCAGAACATGTTCGCTGTAAGAGCAGAGATGGAGTTCGGCTTCCGCGCTGACACCTCTGTATTCAATGCTCTCACCGCAACAGGAGTGCCTTCCGTATAATGGTTCCTTTCAGAAACTTTCTCGGCGGAATAATGTATGTTGACGAATCAAGGGTGGATGAATATCTGTCCAACGGATATGTACCTTTCGCCGAGGAAGTTACTCATACTAAATCCGAAGAAACCTCTGAGGATGAAAAAATCCCCGAGGAAGTTACAGAAGAAAAACCGAAACGAAGAAGGAAAAGGTAACGATATGGCAACGGCTTACGCTACAGTCGCCGATGTGCAGGCGAGAATGTTAAAAACAATGACGGAAGCGCAGGAAAGCGTGTGCGGAAAACTTCTTGAGGGTGCCGCGAGGATCATCGATAGGTTTAATGCAAACGCTTCTGCTGACGATAAGAACGAAGTATCTATTCGAATGGTGCAGAGGGCTATCGAATCGTCAAATCTTACTGATATTCCCATAGGGGCAACCCAGGGAAGCATGGCGGCGCTTGGATACTCACAGTCTTGGACTATGGGCGCCAATGCAAGCGTAGGTCAGCTATACCTTGACAGGACAGAGAAACATCTGCTCGGCGGAGGGTCAAAGATAGGTTCATACAGCCCTGTGGAGGAGCTTGTGTATGGTAGGAATTGACATCACGTTAATCAAAAAAACACAGACCGGAACAAGTGGATTCAATCAGCCTGTTTATACGGAGACCGAAATAACGGTGCATGATGTTCTTGTCGGGGAGCCCACTACGGATGATATTCAGTCCAATCTTACGGCCTACGGCAAAAAAACATCATACACGTTGGCTATACCGAAGGGAGATACAAACACCTGGGAAGACACCGAGGTTATTCTCCCGGAGCCTTTTGGCGGACGGTATAAGGTAATAGGCAATCCGATAGCTGGAATTGAAGCAAACATTCCTCTCCGGTGGAATAAGAAGGTGAGCCTTGAAAAACTCGAAGGGTAAATTTGAATTAAATAAAAGCACCGTCAAAAAGATGCTCAAATCTGAGGAAGTAATGAAAATTGCTGTCTCAGAGGGATCAAAACTCGGAAATATCGAAGAGCAATATGTCGGAACACAACGCGCATGGGTTAAAGGTACAGAGAAATGATAGAGACAAAGATATTAGATTACTTACAGCGTAAACTGAATATGACTTATGTTTATCTTGAAACTCCGAAGACCGCTCATGCGTCTTATGTTGTTTTTCAGATAGTAGACCGCACGAGGGAGAATTATATTGATGCGGTAACGGTGCGCTTATGGTCGTATGGAAAAACAAAAGAAGAAGCCGCAAGCCTTGACGAATTAGTTCGTAACGCTATGTATGAGATTACCGATGTTACTGACATATCGTCTTCAACATTGGGCGGCGGAGCAGATGATTACGACACCTCACTCAACAAATATCGTTACAGTTGCTACTTTAATATCACATATATGGAGGAATGATTATGTCTAATACAGCTACAAATGTATCGACAGGCAAGCCTGCCAAAGCAGGTGCGATCTTTTTTGCACCCCTCGGCACTACGCTTCCTACCGATACCGATACAGCTCTCAACGAAGCATTTAAGGCTCTCGGATATGTATCTGAGGACGGCCTTACAAATGACAACTCACCCGAGAGCGACCAGGTTAAAGCCTGGGGTGGTGACAATGTACTGAATATGCAGACCGACAGACCCGATTCATTTGGGCTTACTCTGCTTGAGGTACTTAATGAGGATGTGCTTAAGGCTGTGTATGGATCTACCAACGTTACCAAGGACGCAAGTGGAAACATTACAGTCAAGGCAACATCTGATGATCTTGGAAGCGGATCATGGGTTGTTGATATGGTGATGCGCGGAAACCGCAAGAAGAGAATTGTAATTCCCAACGGAACCATTTCTGAGCTCGGCACCATCACCTACAAGGATGATGAAGCTGTCGGCTACGAGATTACCATCACCGACATTCCCGATGCTTCCGGTGTATATCACTATGAGTACATCAAGGCAGCAGGCGCGTCTATTTAAGGAGATATGATATGACAGACGGAAAGACAAAAAGTGGATTTAAGTTTTCTATTAATGAAAACATCTTCAAGGACTGGGAATTTACCACGCTTGTAGATTCCATCAGAAACGGCGGCACCATGAAAGATGTAAATGATCTCTATATCATGATGCTTGGCGAAAAAGGTTTCGACGCACTTAAGAAACATATCCGTAAGATTTATGGATATGTTGATGTTGAAGCTATGAAGAGCGAGATTACGGAGATTACAAACTCCGCAAAAGTAAAAAACTGATGTTCCTCGTGCTCTGCAGAAGAGAGTACGAGGACGAGATGATCTGCGACCTTGCCGAAGTCTATCATATGTTCAACTACGAGGAGTATCCACCTATATTGGTGGGTACTCTTTTATTTGGACTGAGAGACGATTCGCGAGTGAAAATGGCGCTGTCCGGGCAGAATGTAAGCCTTGACAGATACCTTATGGCAAGAGCAGTTGACGAATTAGCTTTCCTATCATGGACAAAGACAAAGGATGCACAGAACAATAGGCACAGGCCAAAGTCGATTCTGCAAAAGATGATGGGAGAGCCTAAAAAGGAAGAATACGCCACATTTGAAACCATGGAAGAGTTCATGGAAATGTGGAATGCAATATGAGGTAGGCTATGGCTGATAATAGTATTGGTACTTATTATTTCCAACTGGCGCCCTCAACAGAGGGTATCAGCAATTCAATATCTGAAGCCCTTGGCGATGCCGGAGTACAGAGCGGGAAAAGCTTCTCAAGCAGCTTTGGCAAGGCATTCGGTACCGCCGGAGCCGTAATCGGTGGAATAACTGCGGCCGTGGGTGGCATAAGTACCGCAATAGTCAATGCAACGAGTAATGTTGCTGAGTATGGTGACAATGTAGATAAGATGTCGCAGAAACTCGGTATATCCGCAGAGGCATACCAGGAATGGGATGCCGTTATGCAGCATAGCGGTTCGTCTATTGACGGACTAAAAACAGGCATTAAAACCCTAAACGAGTCACTTGTAAAAGCCAAAAGCGTTATAGAAGAAACCGACAAACAAGAAGCATTGTTAGAAGAGCAGCTTGAAAGCGGCGCTATTTCCTTCGAAGAGTTTAATAAACAGTATCATGAACTATATGATGGAGCATACGACAGCGTCGGTGCATTAGGCGAACTTGGATTTTCTCTGCAGGATATCTTGGAAATGACAGAAGATTCCGACCTTGCTTTAGAGAAGGTTATAACCGCTTTGCAAGGTATGCCCGAGGGAGCAGAGAGGGCAGCGCTTGCCAATGATGTTCTCGGACGCTCTGCTATGGATCTCGGTGCGTTATTTAACACATCGGCAGAAGACACGCAGGCAATGCGTGACAGGGTTCATGAACTCGGTGGAGTAATGGAAGATGATGCCGTCAAAGCGGCGGCCGCATTCCAGGATCAACTGCAGGATATGCAGACCGCTTCGCAGAGCCTTGTCCGCAATATGGTATCAGACTTTTTACCCGGTATTACCACAGTAATGAGCGGTTTGACAGATATATTCTCGGGCGATACTGAAAAAGGA